TTAAATTTATCTAAATTTGTTGCAACTAGTGAAGGTGCATTTTCATCTAACACTAGAAATATAGATATCGCTACTAAAACATATAATAAAAAAGGTTCGGAATATATTTATGGCGGTATAAGAAAATTAAATCCCCACGATCCTTTTCCAAATAAAAATAATACGGATCAATATGATGGTAGACAAGTAAATAGTTTTCCAAATGGAAAGAATTATTTTATTTCTACAAATTCTTTATCATATGGTGATAACCAATTTAATTATCACAACCCATCTGTTGATAATATTAGCAAATGTCAAGCATATATTTCAACAGAAGATACTTTAACACACGATATAGTTATTTCAGGTAATTTTAAATTAGAATCTGGTAATGTAATAAAGATAACTGTTAATAAAACTGGTGCAGAAGATAATGTTTCTGATCCAATTGATAAAATGCAAACAGGAAAATATTTAATTACATCTATCATTCATACTTTTTCTGATGAATATACAATGCAAGTAGAATTAAAAACCAATTCTTTTGGTGCAGACCTTAATGATATTATAACACTAGAAGAAGAAAAAGATGCGACAGAGGTATCAGATATATGAAACCAGATGAATTTATAGGCGGACAGTTTGAGTGGTTTACTGGAATCATAAAAGAAATTGACGACCCTAAAGGATTAAATAGAGTAAAGGTTCATTGCCTTGGATTTTATGATGGTGTTGAGAATGTAGATAATCTTCCCTGGGCCACAGTGGTCATGCCAGTTACCAATGCTTCAATAAAAGGAAACGGCAGTAACCACCATTTAGAAATTGGTTCATGGGTTGTAGGATTCTTTAGAGATGGCCCGAGTGCACAAGACCCTATGGTTATAGGTTCTATTGCAACACAAACAGATGGAACAAAAGATTTACCAGATGAGGCTTCAGTAGATAATAAAGTATATAAGTCCAAATCTGGTCACTTAATTGAAATTGATAATAGTGATGGAGAAGAAAGAATTAATATTAAACATAAATCCAATTCAAGGATTACAATGAATGCGGATGGTACTATTACCATAATCGCCTCTAATATTAAATTAAATGCGTAATGACAAGTACAACAATTACAATACCATGCGAAGGGAGTTTATTACCAAAACCTGCTGATCTGACTAATATATTTAATCAGATTACAAATTCTATTGCAACTTTAGAATTGGCCGGTTTACCCGATGAAGCGCAAAAAGTCAGAGATATATTAGAAGATATAGAATCACTCTTGGGCAATTTTCCTGTTTCTATTTCTAGGCCAGTTTTTGGTTCTTTAGAAATACCAGAAGTAGAATGGGAAAAAAGAATTAATGCGATGATAGAAGAATATCATCTTTTTATTCAAGCCAAATTTATGGAAATAATTAATAAAGTATTACCTATTTCTTTTGCTGTGCCCGTACCACCTTTTGGAATATCAGTTGATATTGTACAATTATTTTCTGATCCTGAATATAAAGGTACTATTAAACAACAATTTGTAGACGAAGTAGAAACATTCTACCCTATGTTACCCGATATTTATAAATCATTTGATGGTACTTATGGATTAGAATCTGCAGATATGAAGGCAGAGGCAGTCTGGGAATATGTGATGACACAATTAAATAAAGGTGCATTAGGACTTATCCATGGAGCCTTTGGTGGTTTAATAGATAAGTTTGATGAAATATGGGATGCACTTGGACTACCGAGTCTACCTGGTTTATTAACACTAGACGTAGAACAGATAATAACCGATGCAATTAAATCATTAGAAGATCAAATTAAATCTGCACCTGATGATTTAAAAGATGAAATAAGAAAACAGGCCATAGCAAAATTAGAATCCATTTCTATTGCAGGATTTTCTCTTATGGATTTATTAGGTGGCGAACCTAATGACTTTGTAGAGAGTATGGAAAGAAAGATGGATAGATTTAAACGAAGACTGAAAAACTTTGGAGAAGAATGGCCTAAATATCTTATACAAGAATGGATGCAATTAGTTCAGAAATTCTTTAAGGCTATAGGACTTGGTGCATTAATAGAATGGATTACATTTACTTTCTGTGATTTCTTAAAATTAATCGGTCTACCAACAAGTATTACATTAAGTACAGAACAAATTATTGAGTCAGTTATTGGTGCTACTGCAGTATCGTTACCATCTCTGAGTGCAGTTGAAACAGATATGAGTGGTATATATGAGTTTACGACACAAGAAAATAAAACAGAATATAGTCCAGCGAGAGATTTACCCATTACAGAAAACTCAGGGCCGTGGAGTGTAATATTAGACAATGTAAAATTAACAGAGACTACTGATTATATATGGGATGGTGCAGAATTATCTCTAGTTAATCAACCTTTACCCAATAAGAAATTACTAATCATAGAATAAAAAGGTATAAATACTAATATGGCAACTACAGGCTCACCCAAAATTATATCCGATAGAAGTGTTATCGGCGATGTATCTAAGGCAAAAGTTACTGCTCGTACTAAAGGATGGCGAGATTTAGACTTGTCTTTAACTCTACATCCCATCAGAAAAGATATTATGCCACTAAAAGATGATAATGCTATAAAAAATGCAGTAAAAAATCTTTTAATTACAAACTTTTATGAAAGACCTTTTAATAAAGATATTGGTGCAAATTTAAGAGGGTTACTCTTTGAACCTGCTGATAGTATTACTGTCATATCATTAAGAGATAATATCAGAAGAGTAATAAAGAAATATGAGCAAAGAGTAATAACAAAAGGTGTTCGTGTTAAGTATATTGAAGCATCTAACGAATATAACATTACGGTAATTTTTAAAATAAAAGAATATGATACCAATGAATCGGTTGAAATCATATTAAGAAGGTTAAGGTAAACTATGGCGACTAACTTAAATGTCACAGAATTAGATTTTGATCAGATAAAACAGAATCTAAAAAATTATTTAAAAACACAATCAGAGTTTAATGATTATAACTTTGAAGGTTCAGGTTTAAGTACTCTACTTGATGTTTTAGCATATAATACACATTATAATGCCATTGCTGCTCATTTCTCATTAAATGAAGCATTCTTGGACTCAGCACAAATTCGTGGTAACGTAGTCACAAGAGCAAAACTTCTAGGTTATGTACCTCGCTCGATCTTGGCTCCAAGAGCAAAAGTAGATATTACTATTGATGTAACTACTGAAATTGGAACAATACCAGATAATTTAACAATGCAAAGAGGTACTAAATTATCAACTAGTGTTGCACAAGAAAAATACCAATACGTAACATTACAGACACAGACTGCGACATTAGAAATTGATACTACAGTAACACCTAATACAAAGAAATATAAATTTACAAATGTTGATATTGCACAAGGGTATTATAAGTCAATTAAATATAGAGTTGATAATGATATTGAAAATCAAAAATTCCAAGTATCCGATGATGACGCAGATACCAGTACATTAAGAGTACGTATCCAAGAAAACGAAGAGTCAACTGCATTTGATATTTACACAAGATTTGAAACTTTACTAGGAGTTGATTCTACTTCTAAGGTTTATTACTTACAAGAAAATTCTGGTAATTATTATGAAATTTATTTTGGTGATGGTGTTACTGGTAGAAAACCTACAAATAATAATATTGTAACACTTGATTATGTTTATACTGCAGGTGCTGATTCAAATGGCGCTAATGTATTTACTATGTCTGATAGTATTGGTGGTTTTGGTAATTCTTTAGTTACTACACTTCAAGCATCAGCTGGGGGTGCAGAACAAGAAACTTCTGAATCAATACGATTTAATGCACCTCTGACATTTACATCACAGAATAGAGCGGTTACGTCAGATGACTATAGAGCAATTATTCAAAGAGAATTTACAAATATTTCATCTATCTCTTGTTGGGGTGGTGAAGATAACGATCCACCTGATTATGGTAAAGTTTATATCTCTATTAAACCTATTCTTGCAGAAACACTTACTCAAGCAGAAAAGGATGATATTAGAGGTACTATTCTTAAAGGTAAGAACGTAGTTTCTATTACACCTGAAATTGTGGATCCAAATTATACTTACTTGGAACTGGATGTATTCTTTAAATATAATCCAAACCTTACAGATAGAACTGCGGTAGAATTAACTTCGGTTGTAAGAGATACTATTTCTGATTATAACTTTAATAACCTTAATAAGTTTGATGGTGTATTTAGACATTCACAATTGACGTCACTTATTGATAATGCTGACCCTGCAATTCAGAACTCTACAATACGACCATATATGTTTATGAATATTACCCCTTCAACTACTGAAGGTAAAAATAACTTTATTTTAAATTTCACATCAGCATTTTATAAGAGTGGTTCAAGTACAGACTTTATTCTTACTTCGTCACCATTTAAATTAGCTTATTCTTCTACTATTGAACACTATTTCGGTGATATTCCTCTTCAAGGTACTATTAACCGACAAGTTATTATTTACAAAATTGTAGAAGGCCAAAATATTACAGTTATAAATGATGCGGGTCTGATTGATCCAGATAAAGGAACAGTTACACTTAATAACTTTACTACTGGTTCTACTACACCAATTAGAATTACAACTACTCCAAATTCACTTGACTTGGCTCCTAAGAGAGACCAGTTAATTGCAATCGACCCTTTACAGGTTAAAATAACACCTAGTGTTGATACTATCTCTGTTTCAGGTTCTACAGGTACAATTAATTATACGACACCATCGAGATTAAGATAATGGCCCATAATATTAAAGAAAGACAGCATTATTCAAATGATATCTCTTCGCCGGGATATATTGAATCAACTGCGTCTACAACACGAAAGAGTAAGGAGAAACTTCGTGTTGATCAGCTAATACCATCAGAAATATTAGAAAATTCAGACGGCATTAAGCAACTTTTAGAAGCATATTATACCTTTATGAATCTGGATGAATTTATTTATGCAGAAAATGAAACATTCGAGGATGTGATTCTTGATAATAAAGCAGTATTTAGAATATCAGATCCAAGAAATGAGAATGATGAATTCTTTACTGATGAACAAGGAGCAGATTCTACTCTTACTGTTACTCTCTTAACTGGAGAAGTAGTAGCAATACCATTAAATAGTATTAACGTAAGTATTTCAAACGGTAACGAATTGCCAGGTACTTTGGCTAATCTTACATCAGAAGTTGGTAAAACATTTCAGGTTCAAAGTTTAACTACTGTTACAGATTCTCTTGGTAATGCACAACCTATAAATGGTTTAACTGCAAAATTAGTAACACCTGTTAAACACTGGGTTGGCCCAGGACCTTCTCACGTTTTAAATAATATTGAACGTGCTATGGATATTGATAATAACTCACAAACATTCTTGGAGTTAATGCAGAAAGAAATTGCATCAGTAATACCAAGAGACATTACAGTTAATAAAAGAAACCTTTATAAAAACATTGTTGATTATTATAAAGTAAGGGGTACAGCAGATTCTATTGAAATCTTTTTTAGACTCTTATTTAATGATGAAGTGGAAGTACAGTATCCATGGGATAAAACTTTAATACCTTCA